GGAATGGCAGGAATCGAACCTGCGACGCTAGTTTATACATTGCTCTGCCACTGAGCTACATTCCTATAACCCGGATTCCCGGGTTAGCAAGGTGTTTAACGTGTCATGCCTGCCACGAGTTGTTTCGGGCACCTGCCGCCCATCTACCTTTTTACAAGGAGGTGCGTACTGTCTATGCGAGCGAGCAAGTCATATAGACAGCAATGATACGTGTCGGAAATTGCATCCGCTTTTCAACCTCCAGATTCCGCCCGAATCTGTTTCTGTTAAGGACACGTACCCGTGAAAGGAGAAATCAATGAAAAAAATGTCTATGTCAAGTGGCGTCAACCACTTACGAATCTTCCCTATGAATATATTTTACCACAGACCATCCAAAAAGTTGTGGTACATGTTTTGACTAATTAGAGCATATCCCGGAGTTTTTCCACGTATCTCTTGACAAGATCGCGTTCCTCTCGGCACTCTGCGTCCTTGGACATATCGCTCATTTCTGTTGTAAGTTCGTCAAGATGTTCTTCCAGGGCGGCAAGCATCTTTCTTTTGCAGTCCTCAGATTTGCCGGAACGATAGCTCTGCTTCTGTGTCATATAGTCGTCGTAAGCATCCCGTCCGTCAGAACGGCTATAATGTCCTCTGACATAATGTTCACCACGTCTGGCATAAGAACTGCCCCGGTCATAATCCGGCATCATTCTGCCGTCATTTGAACTGTATCTCCCCATACTGTCGCACTTTCTTCCGCGTTCGCTGTAATCGTCATTGTATCCACCACGCATCTCATCAAGGACAGTGTTGTAATATTCCACTTTTTTGTCCCAGTAATACGTATTCTTGATATCTTTATACATATCAATCAGCTTGTATGTCATTTCCAGATTTCCGGTGGTCAGTCCATTATCAGCGATTTTGGACAGTTCGTCTTCGATTCTTGCACATAAGTCTTTAATGTCTCTCATAATCGCACCTCCTACGCTTCCCTGGTCACAACAATGTTTGCGTTCGCAACAGAAATTGCCTGATCGCTAGTGTTCTCTACCGCGATGTTAACGCAACATCCGCGAGGTACGTCAATATAAATGCCAGAGGACACATTGTTGTACTGGTCTACTGCCGCCGGCGTGGAAATCATCTGTGAAGATAATACAGGTTCGCCAGAGATTGCAATCGCCAAAGAGATAGCTCCGACAGTTCCACCTGTTGGAATTGCGATATTACCAGAAAAATCCACAAAGAATCTAGCCTTGCACTGGTTAGTCAATCCTCTCAGAGTGATGATTCCACTTCCCTCTCTGTGCTGAATGCAGTTAGAACCCTTAACTGCTGTATTTGAAAATACTACGTTTCCATTAGCTGCTACAGTCTGAGCAGCTACACTTGTAAATTCTGCCATAATTTTTACCCCTTTCATATCACAAAAGGACAGGTCTCAGCCTGCCCCTCTGTGTAATACGGCATAAGCCGACATCCGAAATCAATCGAAAGATACTCTCGATATGAAGTTATCAGCAATTGCATCCAGTGTTACATCCGCATCCGTAATATGTGTTCGGATTAGGGACCTGATATGCCGGGATCGGCGCTGGATTGATTGCATTAATGAGCTGCTGCGTCTGAGAAGCCATTGCAGTTGTGAGCAGTGCGCTCTGGCGATCCTGAGAAGCGGCACGTCTGAGATCATTGTTCTCGGCCTGCAGGTTAGAAATCTTTTCATTGCAGAGATAGTCAAGAATCGCTCTTGTTCCGGCGTTCTGGCTGTCGATAATGTCTCTTGTGTTGCTGTTCATGGTGTTCTGGATTGCACAAGCGTTGGTAGCCATATCATATCTGATCTGTGCCTGTCCCGCCCTGTTGTCGCAGCAACACTGAGCTAACTGTGCCTGTAAAGCATTTGTATTCTGCATATTCGCTACAGTATCGGCATTAATTGCCTGCTGGATTCCAAATCCAGTCTGCATGATGTTTGTGTTGATTCCATTGAATCCGGTAAGCATACCGTTGTTCACTGCATAGAATCCATCACAGAGACCATTGTTGATTCCGTCAAGCTTGCTAATTACTGCGGAGTTATCGAATCCTCTTTGAATATCTGCCTGAGTAGCTGCTGTGGCTGTATATCCACCGCCGTTGCCGTTATTGCCCCAGCCATTGTTTCCCCATCCGCAGAATACGAACAAGAAAAGCACGATAAGCCACCATGCGCCATCTCCACCAAACATGCCGTCATTATTTCTACCGTTTCCAGTAGCAGCGGCAATATCTGCTAAGCTATAATTTCCATCCATAATATAATCTCCTTTATTGTGTATTTACATCAATCTGGCCAGATTGTAATGTACTATTTCATTCCTTTCAACATGTGCTGAAATTGTCCTGCCATCTGCTGAACCTGATTAAGTTGCTGTTGGGAAATCTTCCCGGATTGCAACATCTTCTCAACTTCTGCTTTCGGGTCTCCCTTAAAATTCTGCTTAAACTGTATAAACTGCTGTATCATCTGCATTGGCCCGTTTCCCTGTGGCATCCCACCACCGAGCACGTTAAATAATGGATTACTCATCTGCATTTCCTCCCTTGACTGCTGATTCCTGCGCGGTATTAGCTCTAACAGGTTCAGAAAAAGAATTTAATCGGTTTATGATAGCTTCGTATTTACCTTTTAAATCGTCATATTCCTGTCTGGTGACATATTTACTGTCCATGTTCTGAACAGGCTGTTTAGGTGGCATCTGAGAGCCTATTTCATGGTATTCAAATGTTCGTAATGGCTGTGGCATACCGGAAACGTCTGTGGATTTTATGTAGAACTTTTCGCTTTCACTGTCCATCAGTAAAACGCTTGTCCCGGGTGCTACTAGATAGGATTTTGCGCCGACTTCGCCAGATACCCACAGGATACCATTGTTATTCTGCTGGGGTTGCTGTACTGGTTGAGCTGGCATCTGGACAGGCTGTTGCTGAAATTGGTTCATCTGCCCCGGAACGCCAAAACTATATTGATAAGGATTGTTATATAATGCCATCTCGTACACCTCCTATGACTTATTCTATGACTTTCTATGACTATTTTTACATAAAAAAAGAGCCTTAGACAGTTCGTCTAAGACCCATATAAGTATCTGAAAAGTATCAGCATACTTTAATTATTTTATTGTTCACCCTCCGGCTTAATCGTTTTGCCGTGGATATGCTCACGTTCATTTCCTCAGCGCAGTACTCAAGAGTGTGTTCCTTACATCTCAGCCGAAACAGTTTTTCTTCGTCCGGCGTAAAATTACACTCTGTCAAGAACCTGTCTATATCTTTCTTAGTGAATACATATAACTTCATGAGCATACCCCTTATTAATGCAATTAACGTTGATTCTGTGCAAGATACTCCGTGAGCTTCTGTTTTGTTTTTTTTAGCTCCTCGACATTGTTCCCACTGATTTGGCTATCCAGCATAGTCGATAACACTTCCAGAATTAATGAGTCACGTTCTGCAATTCTCTGAAGACTTTCATAATCTCGTCTATCATGTTCTTCCAGTGTCTCTACTCGCTTATTAAGTCGGAATGCCGGAGTAATCCATTTAAAGATTACAGCCGCCGCTCCTCCGACAATAGACACCCCTCCGCAGATAGAGAGGAAAATCTGTACAAATTCTGATATGCTCATTTAACTACTCCTTTTCCCAGTAATATACCGGGATCTCATTACCGGAATCCCATGTATCAAAATATTTGCCGTTCTGTGCTGTCACCACATGACCATCTATGCAGAGGATATACGTACCTGTCGGATGGTCTGTACAGAAGTCGTTGACTGTATAGATATATCGCTCTGACTGTTCTATCAGTTTGCGTCTGTATCCATGCTTATAGAGATACGCACCCCAGACATAATTCGCGCTCGGCATATCTGACAGAGTACATGCCTGTACCATTAATCCAGCGAATACCGTTTCCCAATCGAAGCCGGTTGCTTTGCATATTGCCCGGACAACGCAATCTCCTGTTCTCTTATCCTTAACAGGATTCGGATTGAAATATTCCCATCTATCCATCAGCCAATCCCCTTTGCTGTTTCATATCTCTTTGCCGCTCCTCTGGCTTTTGCGGCGCTCTGACGGTTCCACTTCGCAATCATGAGCCTGTCTTGCAGTTCCCTCAGGTCGTTCTGCTTGCAGTAATCTTTGTATGCAGCATTTTGTTTCTGTAAAAGATAAGACTTCCGGTCAAGATCTTGTTGTAATGCGAATTTTGCCTTTTCATTCGGTGCATTGTCGACTCCTGTTTGTAGCCCAAAGACTTCACGCTTCGTTTTACGGATTCTCCGCTCATAAGTACGTTGTCTCTGTTCTTTTTCGTACTGTTTGCCTTTGTTGGCTTTATCCTGCGCTGATAGTTCTGCATAAGGATTAAATTCCCCGTCACTTGCCCCAAAGCTATGCCGACAGTTGACCCCTGACAATCCGCTTGCCGTTCCATATCCGGTCAGTGAGAATGGCGGAAATTTCTTACTCTTGCCAGAACGAGAGTATATCTTGCCTTGCCACCATGAGTGATTTCCCGGATTTTCACCACCGTCGCCCGTTCTGGCTCCTATGTGTGCACTGACCAGAATCAAATCCCAGTCCATTTCTTCCATGCGCTTTAGGGATATATCTCCTGTAGCTTGAGCCACACCAGTTCTGACAGAACGTGCAACCGCGGTTTCAATTGTGTCTTTCCTGCCAGATGGATATGTGACGGTAACGCCATCTGATACAACGTTATTAACCGCCTCTTTAATGGCTTGCGTATACCCGACCGCCCCAGTCATCACATGATTATATGCAAGGTCGCATTGCTCGATATAGAGTCTCTGAGCGGCACTTGCGGTTGTTCGCGTGAAGTTCTTCCACTCGCCCATAGTCGCAAGCATATTCCGCTCCATGAGTCTTATCATAGTTGGGGATTGTTCGAGCGGTACAGGGCTTAATCCCGCCGCCTTATATACCTTGTCATCATAGTTCATTGCAGTGATTCCTGCATCTTCAAACGCTTCAAGAAGTTCCTGCTGTTCACGTTTGGTATATTTGGATAGTTCTGCCAGAATGTCCTCTAACAGTTCACCGGATTCCTGTAATGTTCTGATTCTCCATGCATCGGCATTGGTCTGAATATAGCCCTCACCTCTGCCAATTCTTGTCATCATTCGAGACACGATCTCAGAGATGATATACTGATGCAGTTCTTCCGCAATTTGTTCACTGCCCTCTGTAATTTGCCGTAAATATTCTGGGCTTAACATAACTATTCATCTCCAAACAGTTTCGGTTCGTCTGGCTGAGCTTCTTTGACCATTGCTACCGCCTCGTCTTTCGTCATTCCCTCGAACTTCACGAAATACAACCACGCCGGTACCTTGCCAGTAGTCACATACTGCCACCATCTCGCACGGTCGTTTTCTCTAACATAGAGAATATCTCCGAAATCATAATTGACTTCATAAGCCCCGACAGGTGCAAGTGCGTACAGGTCAGCGTAAACGTTCAGTGCGTAGATAACTTCGTTCAGGCAGGATTCCAGTTTGTCTCGAACGTCTTTAATGAACTGCACTGTCCTCTGCTGTTCCGCTTCTACTCCTGTAGCTGTCTGAATACCGCTAGATTCGTTAAAAACAAAATACCCGTTGGAGAATCCAATCTTGTACCCCAACTGGCTTAAAATGGCATTTATGCCGCTTATACGGGTATCTGTGTTAAGTATCGGATTTATTTCCTGATAGAAAGACCCTGCATCATCTCCAAAAACATTCTTCACATAATCTGGAAGCCCAAATTCTTTTGATCTAAGCTTCATGGCTTGTGGTGCCATAGAGGATACAGGTGATCCGCTTGGAAGGAGTAACCTTTCATCTGCCAGAACAATCCTCTTAGAATCAAGGATTTCTTTTGCATTACGGCTGTATGCAATGTCGAGGTCCTTCAGTTCTTCGATAGCTTCGGCAAATATTGGCAAACCCAATGGTGCGTTAATATCCACGTTATTTGCCTGTGGTGTCCGTAGAACTCCGTACAGAGACCCGTCCAGCTTCTCACCGTTTGCTTTGAGAATCGGTGGTGTATCTGCCATTAGGTCAGCCCATTTGGTCTGTTTAAGGTCGATTCTATCTCCGATGCTCTGAGGAGATTTTGACACATAGGCTCTGTTGGAGACATAGTACGGATAGGTTGTCACGCCGTCTATTGTAGTCTCGACAAAACGATGATATTCAAGCCGTGTGTAGTATTTCCGACCAACTGTATAAGAATCCTTAAATATAATCCCTTTAATTTCCTGATTATCATAATCCACAATCATCACGTCTGCCGGAGTAAATACGTCAAGGCTCTCCCCGTTTGGCTTAATAAAAACTGTTCCGTAAGCGCAGCCGTATTCTACCCAGTGCCGAATCTGGAAATATACCTTGTCAATCTGCTCCTGTAGCCATGTAGCCCTTGCAGAACCATCTATCTGAATGCCGATCGCCAGTGTTGCGAGTCTGGCAGTCTCTGAGCAGACAGATTTCGCAAAGTTAATCGTCTTGATATTATTCTTATCATCTAGCCATTCCGGCGCGCCTCTGTAGATGTTCGCGCACCGGTTAATCAGTGATTCCATCTCCGGGAATTCTGCTGCCTGGATATTAAAATCCTCTTCGGCTTGTTTTTTGAATATCATGTTAAACCACCTTTTTAGTGTTGTTATAAGTCCCATTTAATCTACCTTTTAAAATCCATCCATCTTACAGAAGTATCTCGCACAATAATGTCTTCATATTCTACAACTTTTAAGATTTCGTTAATGTCAGATGATCCATATATTTTTAAACCGATGCTTAAGAATTCATTTATTTTATCTGAAAAGTACCTATCTAACATTTTATGCACTGTGTCCCCTTCTCATCGACAATGGGCTTGTCGCATACCTGAGAGAATCTATCCAGTGATCGTTACCATCTGGATAATCTGCGATAACTTCTCCATTGCTATCTACTTCATGTTCATAATTGATAATTTCCTTGTATGCTCTAGGCGTTCGTGCCGGATCAATGACTAATGTTCGGCACTGTAACCACTCAAAAGTATATTTGCGGCTTCCCGGTGTAACAATGGCCCTACGCGCTGGAAGCCCTGCATCTCGGAAGTCAATAATACTTTCTTCTTCATCAACTCCGCAAGATATTGAATAATCATTATATCCCTTTTGTTTTATCTGGCCAGCCATTGCTGTATTTCGAATTTTACATCCGCCAAGCTCATCCAGCAGGACAACTTTGTCCTGATTAGGTACATAAGCCACACGAATAAACGCTTTGGGATCTGGATACCATCCCCAGTCTTGTCCCTGATAGACACTTTGATACTTCTGAATTTCTTCGTCTGGAATCGTTCGGATTTCCAACAACTCAAAGATATTTGTACCGAGTCCGACAGGTAATCCAAGATATTCATGCTGATAGGCTCTTGGATTTGTCTTTTTAAGATGCTCCGCATCATCAAGGAATTGTTGACCAAGCCATTCAACAGGAACTGATCTATAATCGCTCTTATGCCTGTAACTGTCGTCTCGTGGCTCTTCTACATACACATTCGCCCAGTTACTCCGGCTAATTGGCGGATTGAATGTCTTAAATACAACAAACTTACTGCCACCTCGAAGGACTGACTGCTGCACTGTACGAATTTCTTCAATGCCCGAAAATTCGTCAAGTTCTTCGAACCAGAGATATTTGAAATATCCCTTGCTTGCTTTAATAGATTTGGTCTTTTTTGCCTTGTCCAGTCCTCTGAATATGATTTTCTGTCCAGTAGGCTTATAAGTGTACTGCATAGGGCTTACGCTGGTATCCCACAAGTCATTAACTCCAAGCGCATCAATTCCCCATGCTATCTGTTCATAAACGGATCCTCGAAGTGTATTTCCAACCTTACGGAAAATAACAGCATTTGACATTATGCCGTTCTCTGCGTCCTGCATCATCAGGAAAGGAATCATAACACCCACAAAGGATGATTTTGTGGATCCACGCCCACCATACAAATCATAATAGGTGTGTTTTCCGTCCAAAATGTCCCAGAACACATTGTAAAAGGCAGGAGCTATAATTTCATTCAGATTAATCGGATTCTCATTCATTCTGTTTCTCCGGTCTTGGAATATTATTTACAATCATAATCTTTCCATCTCCAGAATCATCATTTTTCTTGTCAGCATCCCATCCCTTAAAATTGTTCCTTAAGCTGAATTGAGCACCATTCGACCCGTCACGATCAAATAGTCGTTCTTCTGCGTACTGTTCTACCCTCGCTTTCGCGCGCGTAATCGTGTTACAAAATTCCTCTTTTCCTTGATATCTCAATAAATCCAATCTGCTTGTAAATCCTAATGCGAGAGCTAAACCAGTTACTGTTGGAGGCTTTCGATTAATAACCACCGGATTTCCAAATTTATTCAATACAGTTTTTCCATTATCATCTTTTAATATTTCGCCTTCGCATTCTTTGAAATAGGCGTCAATTTTTCCTTCAATTTCGTTCACCGTCTTATATATTGGTGGTCTTCCTACCTGTTTTCCCACGTTCTCACCTCCAACTGGCTATAAAACCCCATAGTAACACTTCTGAGTATAGTTTATCACAGGCCAGTAGAAAAGTTGTGGTACATGTTTGAGGAATTTTGCGCTAAAAAAGAGCCGGTAAATACCGACTCTCTAATTTTATTCGTTGCTTTGTAATTTACTGATTACCTCGCCCTGATCTCCCGGACACCCCATAAAGCACTCCGGACAATGTTCGTAGAATGTGCATCTAATACAGTCATGTGGACTAATTGAGCTGCAATATTGATGTAGTACTGTGAATGCTGATACGGCGAGCTGCGGGGTTACTTCTGGTGTAAGTTTGTTATTCATTCTTCATCTCCTCCAACTTCTTCTCAGCCTCCTCGTGGGTGAGAAATACTATTCTTCCAATATCTTCTAAACGGTAGCAACTTTCTCCCATATATTCTTTGTCTATTGCGTCAAACCTTACAGTACGTTCATTTTTGTAACATAGAAAATGAATTTCTGAAACAGTCATCGGAATAATCGGTTGCTTGGCTCCGGCATTCACTCTATAAACCGTGTCTCCGATTTTACACGGCAATCTCACAAGCAAGCCCTGTTCTTCTAAGTTTCTCCACGCTCTAATTTCTTTTGCCATTTCTGCTTTAGACATTTTTAAAGGCTTAAATTTGGGCTTTAATAATTCTTCTCCCGTCCATCCACTATTGATTCTGCCTGTAAAAGCATTTTGTGAAATTCCAATTTGTCTTGCCCATTCAGAAGTTGTTTTTGTTACCCCGTTTATCGTTACATAATTATTATTTCTTCTATTGTTCGCCTGTTCTTCTGGTGTTACCCACCGACAATTACTAGGTTCGTAATTTCCATTTACGTCTATTCGATCAATGCTGCGCCCTTCTTCCCATCCATTTTCAACTGCCCATTTTTGGAAATTGCCATGTCCTTCTTTTTTATCCATCCACTCGTCACAAACTTTAATGCCACGTCCACCATAATCTTTATAAAATTTTTCTTCTGGATTATAGCAACGTCTTTTCATATCACAAAGCTTTTGTTGTAAAATATGTCGTTGCTTTTCTGTTAATCTCTCCATCTACTTCACCTCTTCCAACTGCCTTTCTACGGTATCTGCAAGTAACTTCAAGGACTTAATAAATGATTCCGTCAATGCTGTTCTGTCTGGGTATTCAGCAAATATTCTGACAAGTTTTACTGCATCCTTGATTTTTTCTTCATCTTCGACGATTTCAGATGCTTCACACAATGTTTTTTCATTGTCTCTGTAAGTAACAACCTTGCTACTATAAAAATTCAATAAGTTTGGAAACGGAATTTCGATAGGGTTTAAATGGTCTTCTCTCGCCCATGTGAATCCCTGAAGCTTTGCCATTTTTATAACACTCAAATATTCTCCCTGTGTCTTTACGAACACGCTTTTTCCTGTTAAATCAATCATCAGAATTTCCTCCTGTAATCTCATCAATGCACTGATTCCGACCATCGACCATCCCGCACTGATAATCCGTCATATCATTCTCGGTAGTGCTTTTCTCCGGCAGCGGCTTCAAAGGGCACCAATCAGGAATCGTTTCTGTTTTTTTATCAAGTACGCATTTTCCCGCGATCGGGCAATAAATACAGGTTTCCAGACTGTTACTGTGATTTTGCCCAATTAAGCAGGAAACGCAACCATGCTCTGGCGTATCAATCACTAATACTGATTTACTCATCTGATTCCTCCTGCAATAATTCTTTATTGTCAAAAATATTTCCGACCACTTCAAAATGTTCCAGATCAAACTCATCAATATATTCTCTATCTACGCTACCATGTTCTCTATCTATGCTGCTAGTTTCGTGCGCTACCCATCCAGCAATGCCCCATTCAACGGTTTCATATGTTGTATCTTCTGGGTAAAATTCATCCAAATGCGCCATCAAAATATCATTTTCCCAAATCTTATTTCCATTCTTGTCGCAAAGTCCCGTAAACTGGCAGAGGGTTTCTATATCAATTATATTGGTATATACTGTAAACCGATCTGAATCCTTCCGATAAAAAATAATGTCCTTCCCACTTATGTGATATTGATCTCTTAAGTAATATCCTTCAACCCATTCGCCGTTATCAATCCGTTTTGCCTTGAAAAGAATTTCTCTCATTCAATTCCGCCACCTTTCACGATCTCATCAATTGTTGTATCTCCTTCTATGCAATATTTTTCAAATAAATAATTCTCTAATTGCTCTACAACCTTGTCCACATCAAAAACTGTCGGCTGCTTATTGACGCAATCAATAAACTCTTTCTGGTCAGAACTAATACTTGTGCCAATTTCCCAAATTTTGATGTATTTGATTAATTCGTCTGCATCAATCAGTCTACTCATTTAATTCCTCCCTGTGTTTACATTTTAGGTCCTCTAAAAATTACTATCATTGACGGAAACGGTGCGCTATTCTTGCTGTCTCCGAATTTCAACCTTCCTCTCAAAAATCTAATCTCCAATCTGTGATATACAAAATCTTGAAACCATTTCGTATCTGTCCTTGCCGGAACCAGTAAAACAACAAGCGTATTCTCTTTATGTCCTTCCTGATAGCTCTTTTCAACCCATTGATATATTTCTCTTCCGTAGGGCGGGTTGCAAAACACTCGCATCCCTCCCCAATCCTGTGCAAGACCATTTTCATTTTTAGTAAAAAATTTCTCGCATTTATGGTTTTTTGCGTCCGCACATGGGTCTAGTGTGAAATCAAACTCTTTATTTAATTCATCGAAAATATATTTAGGTGTAGCCCATTGATCGGAATTGCTGGTGAACTACTCGGCAACTGAGTTACCAGAGCATCTGAATTAAGGCGGGATACCGCCTTTTCAGGGTGCGTCCATGACACCACTACTGTTTGCTCTTTAGAGCTATACAGCTACTTTTATTATTTCTGGCGTTTTTAGTCCGGTTACGGACAGTTCCTTTTTCTCTCCGGATACGGAGAGATATTTTCTCAGGATGTTATATGCACCTACAGCATCTGCGTTATACTTCCGGTTTCTGTCCCTGTACAGTCCCCTTTGTTTTCGGTTGCATGGCTGTGCATATCTTTTTTCCACCTCTGGTGACAGCGGACTGCACTGGCTGGTATAGCTTTCTTCCTGTCTTACAAAACGGATCCCGTACATCTTAAGCTTATATTCCATCATGCTATAGAGCCTGTTATACGGCAGATTGTGGAACTTCTGGTTTGTTCTGTGTCCCAGGTCTTTTCCTTTCCGGATATTCCGGATATCCCCTGCCACAACACAGGTAATTCCCTGTTCACGGCAGTATTTTGCAAAGTATCTTGTGATCTTGTGCAGATAATCCGTTACCGAGTTCTGCTTTTTCTGATATAATCTGCGAATATGTTTTGATGTGACTGGATGTTTTATTTCCTTCACAGACTGCTGTCCATACCATTGTGCCTGCACCCTTGCAATCTCTTTATGAAAATATCTTTCCAATGCAAGATATCTTCTGCCCAGGATAAATGTATTCCCATTCCCGGAATCATAGCATGTCATAAGATTATGAAGTCCCAGATCAACTGACAGATAGTGTCCATTCTGCGAAAGTTCTTCCCTCTCTGAAATCTCATAAACAACAATAACTTTACATTCACCTTTTTCCGGTGGGTAGATCCGCAACTGTTTGATCTGATCCATGCCCCTGAAAATCTTATTTTCAAGATAAAGAAAGTTCTCATGGATCTGATACGTTTCTTCCATATATCTTTTTAATGCTTTTGGAAGGGACAGACGGACTTTTTCTGTGTCCCATTCATGTACAATTCCCATCTGCATATAGGTAATGGGGATACTTTCCTGTTTAAACCGCGGTGGTCTGGGATTCTCAATCCCTCCGGATCTTTTCAAGGCGTAAAAAGATTTCCATGCTTTATCCAGCAGCTTGCAGACTTCCTGGGCTGTCTGAGATGGAAGCTGTTTATACCACAGATCCTCTCTATGGGATTTTTTCTGATAATACCAGTCCGGGTATTTCTCCATTCCCATTTCTTTGTAATGCTGACGTTCGTAATTACAGACATTCCAGAGCTTGGATGCCGCATAACACATATGTCCGATGACGTTTGCATATTCCTGACTGACCTTTATGGATGTTTTCTTTGACAGCAGCATTTCCCACCTCTATGATCTCAATAAACTTTACTCTGATGCTCAATATATCTGCGGATGTTTTCTTCCGACACAGACCCGACCGTTTCCACATAATAGGAATGGTTCCACAGCTCTCCTTTCCAAAGCTGTTCTCTTATTTCCGGAAAACGTTCGAATAATTTCCTGCCGGTGATCCCTTTCAGATATTTCACGATCGCAGTTATGGATAATTTGGGAGGAGCAGACACAAAACAGTGCACATGGTCTCCTTCCCCGCATTCAAACAAATGGACGGTAAAACCTTTATCCGCTGCGATCTCCTGCACCAGCTCCTGAAGATATGCTTCAATCTCCGCATTCAATATCTTCCGCCAGTATTTCACTGACCATACCATATGGTAATTAATATTGCACACACAAGTGCGGTAATGTATAAGATTCTCCTTCATACATATAGTATAGCATAGTATTAAGAATATCACAATAAAATGCCGAACATATTTTCTTTTTTAATAAAGCTGGATACAGCATTTTTTAGTAAAAAAATAAATATATTTTACTTATAATGTGCAGATATGCACAGTTTACGCTTTCATCTCGGCAATTGAATTACCGAGGATTCCCGCTTATCTTCCTAAACAAACATTTTTCCATTTTGCCCTCTTATTCCTCCCACACTCCCAACAACCGCATCTTCTCATACAGTACAGCGACGGTCTTGCGCCTGTATCCGTAAAAGTCCTTTGGATTCATCGGGATATATCTTTCTTTGCTGATCTTCCTGTAGCTTTTCCGGTGCAGGATATTCTCAATAACCATATCCGCTATCACCGTGTTTTTCGGGCAAGCTGACAAGGCGGCGCTGGTAAGCAGGTATCCGTACTCTGCCGGGAAGTCTTTCAGCATCGTATTCAGTTTTTCAATGTCCTCTGCCGGAATGCCGTAATCTTTCAGCTTTTTATTCCTTGTCAGCATACCGTTGCTCCTTTCTATTCGTACGGGTGTGCTTATCGTACATGATCGCTGCACATACAAGGCCAGTCACTCCGACTATGATTCCAAGTGTGAATCCTAATAAGAATTCAGTCATTCCTCCACCTCCTCGTAAGTTTCTCTGAATATATCTGGCTTACACGGATAAAATTCACCGTGAACACCGCGGATGATATAATCACCAATATTCGCCAGATGTTCACCCTCTAATGTCTTAATAACCAGACCGCCTGGAACCTTCCAATGGTCAATATAGAAATTCTTACCTTCTGCCGACATGTACTGGTCTGTACACTGATAGTCCGTCAGGAAATCGAACATTTCTCGATGATTTGTACCAGTCCACTGTACTGCATCAATTACAACTGGTTTCTTTCTGTACTTCATACTTCCACGCTCCCATCCTCTGGCATTTGATAAACAATACGCCCGTTTAAATAGGCTTTCTGAATCATATCCAGTACTTTTATGGCTTTTTCTTTGATAGAATATTCTCCGAGCAAGCAACACCACCCATAATCTTTTCTTGCGCTTATTACTCCACCTGAAACTTCGATATCAAGTAAAAGTTCAAGTGCAACTAAAGATTCCTTGTTCTGACTTCTGATTAACATTTTGTGCCCTCCTTATCACTTACTCTTCGATTCCACTGCTCTACGGCTTCTTTCTCTGTTTCTCTCCAACGTTCAACCATTCCATCACATTCTGTACAAGCTACAAGATATTCTTTTCTTGAATCGTTATATTCATTAATCAGCATTTCTGCCTTTCCTCCGCAAAACGGACAAGGTTTTAATTCCTCCATTTCCATCCTCACTTTCCATAACTTTTCAGAATTTCTGCAACTGCATTAATGTGTTCTGATAATGCGTCTAAATCTTCATCTTTAATTACTCTCAGCCCACGGCTCGACTTAAAATCTTCAATGGCATATACACCATCTCTGATCTCCTTGAATTTCTTTGCCATTTCACTTTCTTTTATGGCTTCGGAATCATATTTATAAAATGTCTCATATTTATCGTGTTCTCCGAACTTGTCGGTTTCGATTTTGGTTCGTTTAGGAGTTATACGAATGATCTTTGCCGGATACACCATGACGTGTCTAAAACTTGTTCCCCATCCACACCGTACTTCCCTTGCAACTCCAACTACATCTCCGACTTTTAAATCATTTTTATTTATCGGGTTTAATTTTACTATTACCATCCTCTTGCCATCCTCACTTTCCCCATGTAAGCAACTGACACGCTATTGTGCAGTTGATGCATGATTTTATACTCCCATCTTCTTAACCAGATTCTTATTCGTCTCATCAAATATTACATCTGTGTTCTCTTCAATATCCTGCATCATGCTCAGAACGCTCATTTCACCCCTATTTGCCATTTTGACGTATTCGTTGGCAGTCTGCATGACTGTGAGCAAACGTTTCGTAGAAAAACCATATAAACGTCTCAGAGCCATCATCGTTGTAACGACGTTAATCGTATCAGCCCAATCTTCTCCATCGTTGAATCCATTCTCATAAGCTTCTCTCTCCATGCTTTTGATCTGGCTATGGCAGTTAATCATTGCCCGTCCGAACGCTTGAGCTGCCTGGTTGGGCTGAGCTAGAGGAAGTCTCTGCTTTCGTGGCTTTGCTTTAAGTTTACTGCTCACGCTTCACACACCTCCTAATCTGCCCTGTAACGGCTTCAAACTGCTTGAGCAATGAGCCATCATCGTTTCGGTTCAAAGTCCGATCATAAGCCGGAGAGACGTCCCACAAGTCATTTACGAGGACGCCATGTGCCACGCTGTTGAGCAGTGCGCTTCGATGCGCTCCTGTGATGCTTATGATCTCGTCAAGAGTGAACTCTCCAACGTACTCAGTGCCTTTGAACAGCTCATACAGTTTCATGCTTCTTCCTCCTTGGTACGAATTCATATCCCGTCAGCCGGAACGCTCTCGGTGTCTTCGGGTGATCTGTTTCGATCAGTCCATCTGTTCGCAGCATATCCATGTGGCGAAGCACCGTGGCATTTGATACGCCGACGCCGTCAGCAATCTCTTTGTAAGACGGTGCGTACCGATGTTCTTTGATATACCGGCAGATGTACAGATATATGTCTTTGTGGATCTGCTGACCTTCTTTATATTTCTGTTTGTACATTTTTTCTCAACTCCCTTTGTTTGGAATCAATAAATTTGCAAAATGCTAAAACAAATTCTTTGGCTAATGGATCTGGGTATATTTCCATCAATTCCATACAGCGATCATAAACTGCTTTTGAATATTCATCCGTGAGTTCAACCAGATAAAACTCTTTTATTAATTCCCATAATTTAGGCATAAACATTGCCATCATTGGAATATCATCTTTTCTTACACTTGCCATTTCTCCTCCCATGAATGTGTAACGTGTAACATAAGTATTTAATTTTCCTTATAATTACCTTTTTATATAATATTAAAATATACTTTATAGTAAAATATTAGTTACATTAGTTACACTAAGTAAAAAATCCAGTATTTATAAGGGTTTGAGGGTGTTTCCAGAGTGTAACTAAGTGTAACTAGCCGTAACTAAAATCATTCAAATGGTATCTCACACTGACACATTTTTTCAAATTCACTTAATTTTCTGACTTTTTGGTAGCATATCTGTGGACCATACTTTCCACATCTCACCCGTTTCCCGCCGTTTTCCCTTTCCCATCCGTCAATGCAGTTCTGCATGATGGAGTGAATTTCATTGGACTCGAACCTTGTGGGCTTGCGGCCCTCGTTACCCAGCGCCTGTTCATATAGCATTGCGACACAAACGCGAGGTTCTACTGTATGGTCTAACCATTCTTGAATAATTCCGACCCTCACATCCTCTTCCATAAATTCCTCCTGCTTGTCCTCTATATATTGCTGCAAATTCTTCGGAAGAATTAATTTAGGCGTTCTATTGGCCTTTTCAAAAAGCTCCATGGCTTCTCCCCAGGCATTTGTAAAGTCGGACGCTACGGCTTGTGGATCATCGAACATGGATTTTAGAACATGTTCTTTCCTCGTGACTATCGGAAGGAATCGTCTGTTGCCTGTTCTATCAGTCAGAAAACGGTCATTATTGGTTGTTCCGGCAAACACACACACTCTTGGCCTTTGCTCTGTTCTGCGCCCATATGGAGGCCTATACGTGTCTACTGTGGATGTTAGAAATGCTTTGATACTCTCGACTTCTTTTGCTTTTTTAGTAGCCAGTAGTTCTGCCAGTTCCACCATCCACATGCCACGCAGTTTTTCCGGGGCTTTGTCACCCTCGACTGTATTGAAGTTGTCGTTATACCATGCGTTATTGAGTGATAAGAGCCTCAAAAATGTAGATTTTCCAATTCCCTGCGAACCATACAACACTGGCATGTAATCAAATTTACACCCCGGATGGAATGCCCTGCTGATCGCGCCTAACATAAACAGTTTCATGCACTCCCTGGAATACTCTGTGTCTTCCACTCCCAGATATTCTGGAAGTAATTTGCTGATATATCCCGTCTTTTTATTCCACTTATTCTTATGAATGTCAGTAAGCATATCAACAACAGGATTGAATCTGTTTCTGTTTGCCACGATATTAAGTGCTTCCATGATCTTCTCCAGACTCTTTAGTCCGTATTTTGATTCAATGTACGACTTTAAATTACTGTCGTCGCTGTTACTCCATTCCCTGTACATGTTTACATGCTCCCACGGGAGACTTCCGCAAACAAAGGGTGCGTATGATAACTCATTATATTTGATATGTCCATATAGATCAGGGTCGTACTCAATGGCTTCACACATATTCTTAATGCTCTGAATCATTGTTCCTTTTTCTGTAAAATCAAACTCCGGCTCCCTCCACCCCTGTGTTGCAACCCCCTCTGAATCAATGTGAATGGGTTTTCCTTTATCGTATCTAGTCGCGCTTGATACAATGACTTTGACTTCCTGCTCAGACAATGGAGGTGAACAGGAGCTTTCATTCTCAGCCATGGTAGCGGCGAACACTGATTGGTCTGATGCCCCCTTCGCTTGCATCATACACGCAAAACGAAAAAGCATCTGATTTCTTTGTCCTGCAGCCACGATAGTTGGCATGGTAAAAGCTGTACTCTGCTTCTGATCGTCATGGTTCAAGAAGTATTCTACATTGTTATCAGCCTTTGCAATTTCAAATTCATCCGGTGAATATTCCCATTCATACCGATTACCATTCTTATGTATTGATGGAGGAGCTACTACATACCCGCCATTTCCACGAATATCTACACCGTCAATAATTCCGGCTCGGTTCTTTATTTTGCCATTTCCACGATAGTACAAATGGTATCCGCCACGCCCCGTGATAGCCGTCCATGTTTCTGGGAAATCACCGTGTTCACGCTGCCAATCTTCAAGTGAATGGTACCCATCTATTCCACGGTCTTCATCAATGTCTAAATCGATTACAAATACGTTTTGGCTAACTGATCCAGTCGCAAGACCTATATTTGCATTTGGGTATTTCTGCCACCAAGCTTTTATCTGAGCTGCGTCCGTAGTTGCGTCTTTGCATCCATTCCTGGTAAGCGGAACTTTATCGCGGTATTTTAACGGGAAGACAGCAAATCCTTTTTTGGCATATTCGATAGCCGCATCATACATACTTGGATATTCATTCATTGTAAACTCCTATGAGCTGATTTAATGTCCCTGGATTGTTTAAAAGATTAATGAAATCTACTACCGTCTTTTCTCGAATGGAATATATTTTATTATTTGCATCGTGAGCAACGATTGTTCCAGAAGTATAAAAACTCTGAATTATGCCGTTTTTATCACGTACATTAAATTGCTTTCCATTATTGAATACTTCCGCACTGAATCCTGCATCTATTAATTTTAAATAAACATACAGGCTTTTATCCATCAAACTCGCCCCTTTCAAGTCTTTCTTTTAAATCTCTGTATAAAATTTCTTTTATCAGTCTCCCGGATGTTTCTTCCTTGCAAAAAACCACATTCATGTTGTATCGGACCATCCACGCAACACTAGAAGCCAGGAACGCATTGGAGTTGAATTTACTTCGATATTTACTGTTTAGAAGGTTTTCCCAGCTTGAATTTTCACAAATGAGATAAATCCTACACTTCTGGTCTAATGCTCGTTCAAACTCTCTTTTGAATCTCTCGCGTCCTCTGGTAAAACATGCAGCTAATTCATCTAAATTCATTTTTCGTTCTACCACGCAGAGTGGCTTAATTGTGCTATTGGTATCAAACAGCAACTCACCACTCGGCAACACTGCATTATAGGTGTAGTCACCATAATCCAATGTTGCTCGACTGTATGGAGCGGAAAAGGATTTATACCGCTTATCCGCTCGTTCAGTCGCTTGTTCTCTGGAATCAACAAGAATCTGGAAAGACTTTAAGACTTCTTTTTGATCGAAAATATCCATTAGTTAAATGGCAGCTCCTCATCTGTACCGTCTGGAACACTCATGAAATCATCTGAATTAGCGCGTGAAGAATTATTGCTACTTAAGATTTTGTCTTTTGGAAGTTTGTAATCACCGGAGCGGATTTTATCGACTTTGCAGAAGGCTGCCAGATTGGTAGCTCTTCCAATACTTCCGTCATTCTTCTCATATTCTCTTTCGTTGAAAAGACCGCCAGCAATTTTGCCTTTGAATTTCTGCTCATCCCAGTCAAAATGGTAACCCGGATTAGATTCTTCAATAGCTTCTGTAAATGTTTTAAAACGTCTCTTTGTCCAGTTATCTTTTTCTGATCCATCATCATTTGGAATGTTCAGAAGATAATTGCAGTGCCATTTTTTATCCTCACTCTGCTGAGCTTTATATTCTTTTGCATAGAAGCCCGCATATTCGCCTTCTGCGATATCGCAGCTGATTTTTACATACTGGCCCACGCTGTTGCTGCAAAGCTCAGCTCCAAGAATTTTCACCACATAGCCACCTTTTGGAAGTGCTTCATAATCTCCATAAGCCTGTGTTTTTTCATAATCTCCAAATCTTTTAATTGCCATGTTTTTTATCTCCTTTTAAAATATTTGTTATAGTCATAGCACATAGAAATAGCTTCTTCTTTATTCGCACATTTCCTGTACTCACGAATTGCTTTGTCATGGTATAATTGATGAATATAATACGATTCGCATCTTATTCGATAGGCGTATCGGCCTATTAAAAATACATACCAGTTTTGTTCTCTCATCAAAACTCCTTCATAACTTCAATGACCTTCGTAATATCATTCGGAATATATTCCTCTTCAAACGCTCCCAGCGGCGTTCTTGCAGTGTCGTTATGAGAAGTGGTTGAAAAACAATAGGTGTTCTCCTGCTTCGTTGATCTGAGCAACCAGTTGAATTTACTGTCAATGTTATTTTTTTCAGTCTTTCTTCCATTGGTCTTAATTCTGGTAAACTCATAACCCGCGTCAGTCATTTCTGTTTGTGTATGGAACAGCAGGATCACTGTCAAATCGTCTCTGAGCTTCGACGGAATGTCCACCAAGTCCCAGATGCTCGATGCAAGGTCCATCCACTTGTCATAGCCTTTCTCTTTGCACCTTCTCATTTCGTCAGACACCATTAAGTTATTTACGGTATCAACAACGAAATAATGGATATGCGGCGCTTTTTCTGCAATGTTTAAAAGATATTTGACTATAGTCTGCGGAAAACTGGTCTTTACATAATTACTCTTATCAGTGGAATACTGATCTCTCCAACCTTTCCAATTCAGCCCTTTTCCGTCACAATCACAGTAATAAGTTTCTTCTGGATTGAGATTGCGAAGGGATGTGCTTTTACCACTTCCAGGCTCTCCCATGATTCCAATTAAGTTCGCCATGATTATTCCTCCTCTTTGTCGTATACGATATGTTTGCTGCCTTCTAATATTAAAAGGCTTGCAATCTGGCGCATGGACAATGTGCTTTCGTTGTAGATTTCGGTTAATGCATTATAAGCTTTTCCTGTTACTTTTACTGCTGCGTCTTTTTCAGTTATCGTCTGCTTCTTCCTTGCCGGAATATGGATTTTAAATTCGCTCACCGATATTTTCCTCCTTATATGATTTCTGAGCCGTTAAAAGCCCATTTAAGGCCTGTACGTAGCTCGCCAGCGTCCTCGCCTTATATGAACTCTCGATGTAGTTATCAGCTACAAGGGAAAGCTGCTCATCTATCAGAGCAAGGATTTCGTTAATTCTATCCTGCATCTTTTCTCACCTCACTAAAGAAACAATACACATTGTCAGATCCATCTCCTCTCGCCGGATTCTGCTCGCCGCTTGGAAAGATTCCACCAGCGCAATGATACTCAAGATGATTCAGATACATGTCCGGGTTCTCCCAGTCAAGAATGTACGCTTTCCGCCTGTTCAGCTCCTCCAGAAGCTCGTTCACTGTCGTTATCAGTTCCATTGTCGGCAGGAGCTTCAACTCTGTCTGATTCAACATTTAACGGGCACCTCTCATCTATCAGAAGTTCTAGTAAGAAAGTCTTGATTATTTTGAGACTTTCACGACTCTCTTTCTCGTAAAATGGATTAAAAGATACACTCTGATACAAATCCCATTTAAATTTGTCTTCGGGAAGATTGACATCTTCCTTCCTTTTAAGTCCACATACACTCATGCCATAAATCGAATAATTGAACGAGGCATTTGCTGTCGGAACTTCATTCGCGACTCTTTTACAGAGTTCGTAAATTTCGTCAATCTCTTTTTTAAACATTTCCATCTTCCTTTCTCTCTGGCGTATCAATATCCCAGAGGATTCCATATACGATCATCGTTGTCATTGCCGCCGCAAAAAGCTGCCTGCCCGATCCGCCCCATTGCCAAAACGGAAGGAACGTGGAAAAACCTCCTATCAGTGCGGCACAGATGATGTTCTTCAGATTATTCACTGATACCTCCTATGATCCACGCGAGGTTGCTCGCCACCAGTGCAGTGGCCGTCACAATCCATGCCGTGAACCATTTTCTTGATTTCTTCTTGCTCTCCTCAACGATTTCGGTCGCAAGTGCTACTTCAATATCGGCCCATGTTGGCTGATTTTCGTTTCTAATTTCGCTCATATCTAGCTAATTTCTCCTTATTTGTTCTTATTTGTCTTTACAATTAGCAGATAGAGGCTTATAATTAACCTGTATCTACTAAGCACGATTTAGTAGATGCAAAGCTCCGGGGTGGAGGTTTCAGCTCCCTCCGGGGCACCTACTCGATTTCCCCGACATACTCCATGTCGGATGTGTAAATTTTCTTTCCGTCAACATACAATTCCTGACCGGATTCCAATGCAAACTCCATGCAGATTTCCGTATACGATGTTGCCGGAACGTATTTCGTCAGATCAAGCTTTCTCATCCAGAGCCGCCTTTCCTTTCCAGACATACCCAAATTCTTCCCAGAGTTTCCGTGGTGAAATTACATATTCTGTTCGGACGTTCGATTTTGTCTGAGAGGTAATGATCTTGTTACCCCGGTAAGCTGTTCCGATCGGCAGCCAGCCATAGACGATACCAGCCCTGACTGATGATTCCGGGATTCCGAGAATCTTGCTAACGGATTTAACCGTTAATCGCTCATTTGAGAACTCCGGCATCTGTGGGATTCCCGAGATGATTCTTGCAATCTTCTCGGCAAAATCGTGAACTTCTGCGTTCTGCTGTATGAAGTTATCAACTTCGCTCATTTCGTACTCCTTTCTTGTGATATACTCCCTATAGATGGGAGGTGATAATAATATGAAACCGAATATGGCAAACGGCTCCATAGTTCCGCACAGCGTCCTTGAACAGCAAATAAAAGAAGCTAAAGAAAAAGAATTACGGAAACAGCAATGGCGACATGATTTCCGAGTAGCTTTATTTAGTGCTGTTGTTGGCGGATTTACTGGATTCCTGGCTACTGTAATCACTCAGATGTTACTTTAGCATCCACTGTGCGAGTAGGCTTCCAAGTGCTCCACAGGTAGCCGAAAGCACAAAACAAAGAATCCAGAATGCGATTCTGTTTTTCAATTTGTTTTCACCTCCAAGTTAAGAACTTTGTAGATGGTTTTAATCTGCCTGATTACTTTCTGGAATCTTCGGCTCAAGAAACTTGTCAGTCCCAACAGATAATGCCCCACAGATTAATTCGTATTCATCGAAATCTAATCTACGATTTCCATTGAGAGAAAGATTGAGCTTCTGAACAGGGATGCCAGTTTTGTTGGCAACAAATGTCTGTGTTATGCCGTTGTTTTCAAGGTATGACTTGATTTTCTTACCAATGCACATTTTTCACCTCTCCTTTCTACTTGAATTTCGTTCCTATCGAACAATTATAGTATAACTTCAAAATATCCGAATGTCAAGAATAAATTTCGAGAAAATCTAAATTATTTTAATGAAAATCTTCAAGAATCCTTTGTTTATGCGGGTTTCAGGACTTCGTTTGTGACTAATTTGTGACTAACCGTGTAAATCTATATCTGTTCACAACATCGTAATTTGACGTAAAAAAAAGAGAGTCGGGTTTTTAGGCCCAACTCTTTTCTGACTGTCCGCTCGTGCCGCTGCTAACAGCCCCCGAATTGGGACATACAGCTCTTCCGTTCATGCACGGTGGAATCAGTCTGCACTCTTCACTTGTGCGTAGCCACACAGGATATTATACATCATAAGTTCAACCCCTGTGCGGCTGTTGATAGTATACCTTGTTCTGAAGGAAAAATCAATCAGAACGTTATTTCGTATTCGCCTTCATGTGCTCAATCACTTTCTTCCAGGTATCAATGCCGCAAGTTCCATTTGCCTTTACGCCAACATTTTTCTGGAAAACTTTAAGGGAATTATATGTGTCATTCCCGAACTGTCCGTCAACTTCCACTCCCAGCATCGCCTGAAGCATTGCCACAGCTGTACCGGAACTGCCCTTTCTCAGAATCGGAAGTCTTGTCTGGAAGGTACCGGTAAGCGTAGTTGAAGGTGTACTTACTTTTGCACCGGTGGTAACAGCAATAGCCACGTGGTGATTATCGTTCAGGAGGATATCTCCTGCCTTTAAATAGTCACCGGATGTCAGATACTTGCTATCCGTCAGTACTTTTGCGCCAGCAGCCTTCATTGCAGCTCTCATGTTCCGTGTTGTCAGATAGATGCTGACCGCTTTGAGTTTTGCGTTATTTAAGCGATACCCAGCCCCCTTGACGATAGCTGCTGTACTCGCACTGCAATCAGATTCGCAAGCTACCGTGATCTGCGCCGGATCGTAGTTACTTGCCTTTAAGTGCTGCCAGAATGAATATCGGTCATTGCTGTTTCCGGCTGTGCCCTGATCGTACCCGATGAGATTGTTCTGCGCCGCTTTTGTCGCCATGTCTGCGATCATGGCTGCGATTTTGGTGTCATTGAATCTCAGGACACAGAGCCACGGTCTGCTGTACCAGTTCATGATCTGATACTCTGTCCCAGTCTGATCTCCTGCTTTTCCACCTGCATATCTTCCGTTTTCGTCATGCCCACAGTTACTGATTTTTACCATTTTAGTTTCTCCTTTCTGTGCTGTTCCTCTATAGTCCTTGTAGAACACATCCATGTCAACGTTGCCGCTGATTCCAGATACTTTTCCTTTGCTGGAATACTGCCAGCCAATTCCTGCTTTTGGTTTTACCCTTGTCTGCATTGTTCCATTATCGGGGTCTGGGTAATGTGCAATCCAGCACTCATACTTTCTGAGTGCATCAGTCAAAACGTTATTATACCAGTCCAGATTGCAGTAGATACCGACCTTATAGCCAGCTTTCTTCATCCTTGTCAGAAATGCGACTGCAATGTTTTCGACTGCCTGTTTACCGAGTTTTCGTTGATTAGACCATTCGAGATCATAGAACACCGGGAAGTCCAGTCCTCGCCCGTTCAGTGCGGCAATCACATCCTCCGCTTCGTCAATAGCCTGAGCTGGTGTCAGAGCGTATGAATACTTATACCCACCGATAAGGATTCCGTTGTTCTTGCACCCCTTGTAGTTGTACTCGAATGAGCCGTCAATGCCGGACCTCTGATGGATTCTCAAGATTGCGAATTTGATGCCGGATTTAGCTACTTTCGCCCAGTCCGGTTTTCCTTGGTTAGATGATACGTCGATACCTTTAATTTCCAATTCTATCAACTCCTTTCATGTTTTCATGAAACATATTTGTGGTGGCTGTAGCGTACAGATTCCTGTGCTACTTTTGCGTAAATCATAGTCGTGTCAAGTTTTTCATGTCCGAGCATCTTCTGTAAGTCAGTGACGTTCATTCCCCGCTCGAGCGCCATGCTTGCTGTTGTGTGGCGAATGAGATGCGGGTATAAGTGTCTGCCGATGCCGGAACGTTCGCCAATTTGTCGGACTATCTGCTCAATTTGCGTCTTTGTGATGCCCCGATACGGCTGACGGACGGTGGATATCACGCTGTCGGAATCGCCCTTCCGACTGAGCCAGTATTTCTTCAGAGCCACTTCCGCACGAGCATTGATGTACGATATCCGGTGCTTACTGCCCTTTCCGAACAGGTGGACTTCCTTAGTCCGAAAGTCAATGTCAGTTTTCTTCAGAATCACCATTTCCGAGACACGGCATCCGGTGCTGTAGAACAGTTCCACAAGGGCTTTTTCCCGATAATCCTTGCAAGCATCCCGAACTAATTCTAGTTCGATATCAGACAACGGCTCACGTGGTTTGGCTTCAAACTTGATTGGATTTATTCGGCTACAAACATTTTTGGTCAGATACTCTTCCTTGACGCACCAGTCCAGAAACGTGTGAATAATAAGACGTTTCCCGTCAATCGTCCGGTTGGTGTTGCCTTTTGCCGACAGTCCGAACAGATACACACGGATATCATTTGTGGTTATCTGGTTCAGTGGTTTGTTGACTGTCTGGAAGAAGTCGTCAAGGTTGCACTTGTACGTCCTCAATGACTGTGGGGACATACCCTCAATCTTTTTCGATACCAGATACACCTTGTAGCACTCCGGTATGCAGTCTTGATACGGCACGATTTCTGTGATTTTCTTCTCAATGTCGAAGTTTGCCGAAAACATTTCCAATTCCATCAGCACGGTTTTCATTTGCTCCGGTGTCAGCTTTCCGTCCAGTTTGGTCATAAATTCAGTCGCAAAATTTTCCATGAAAAAAGCCCTCCTTTTGGGTACACAAAGGGAAGGCACTGTGATATAATATACCTGTACCCTTTGTGGTGCTGTTGGAGTCGAACTTTTTGATTGGTAGTCGGGAGTTCGGCTCCTTTTTTGTTATAATGTTTTGCTCGTATTATAACACTTAGCACATTACCGTGGTAGCTTTTTTATGAAATTTTCAAAGTTTCTTAATCAACAAAATGGGAAGAGGAAAATTATTTTACGACAACCTTCCATTTTTCCTTATCGTTAACAAGGAACTTAATTGCATTTTCTCCATCTGTAGTAAATGCCAAACTTGTTCTTGAATTATTTGAATCGTAAAAATCAAGATAAATATTATTCAATGCTCTTTGGCCTGAACGGAATCCTACTTTCTTAATATTTCCGTCAAATCTGGATGCCTTACTATTTAATTCATTAAGCGCTCCAATCACCGTCTTGTCGTTCGTCTGCAAGTTGCTGATGACCGCATTGGTCAGTTTCTCAACAATCCAGTTCCAGATTCCGCTGAACGGTGAAAGCTTGTTTGACTTTGACGCCGCATCGTAAATCATCATCGTGTCGTTGTCCGCCGGTGTTGCTTTCTGTGAATACTCGTTAAATTTTCCCATTACTGTAATCTCCTTTCTAACTCTTTGATACGTTTCTCTTGCTCGTCAACCTTTGCGCTAAGTTCCTGTATGGCTTTAATGGCGTAGTTGAGAAGATACGGACTGTTAATCTGCTTAACATCCATCTCGCCGTTTTCGTCATATCCGCCGCCCAGAGCCAAGTTCGGGTCGATTTCTTCCAATTCATCCGCTACAAAGCCAATGTTCTGATGCCATCCACCCATCCGCTCTTTCCAGTCAAACTGACGGACTTTCATTTGATTGACCGTTTCGAGGGCGTCTGTTTCGCTGTTTTCGATGTTTTCTTTTAGGCGGATGTCGGAAACTTGTGAGGTTGTATATAAATAGTCTGTGCTAAAGCCAGATCCACCCCATTTAGCACGGATTCCTAAACGTCTGTATGTTGCCGCATCTCCATGTTTACTACCCGTTCCTGAAAAAAGATATGCCACTTGCGAATCATCTGCGCTTACGGACGCTATCGGTTGTCTTTTGACTTTGCCGGATGTTTTTGCTTGATTTTCCAAGTCGTAAAACATAAGGGTTCCATTGACAGTTGAGTTTCCGCCTACGCTCAAGCTTTTGCCAATAGTTGCACTTCCATCTGTCGAAAAATTTGCTCCAAGTTCGCATCCGTCCGTAAAAAGTGAGTTTGTATTTATTCGGACTTTGTTGTTCAGATAGCGAACAATATAGCCTTCCCATTTTTTGCTCGTATCACCTTCCATCCAAAGTTCAGGCACGTTATTTTGGACTTTCTGTGCGTACAGCCCGTATTTTCCAAGCATCAGCGCATTGTAGTTGTCTGCATCTGTGTAGTCCGTATACAATCGCAATCCGGCAGTATTAAGAGATACCATCGGGTTTCCGGTGTTCTTGTTAAGTACGACATATCCGGTATATCCTAATCTCGATATCTGATTTCCGTCAGCATCGTAAATCTTCAACTGACCATTTCCGTTATTCGTGCCGCCAAGACTGATAACGCCACCTTTCATGGCATTGAAAGAAATATACAGCGTCGTGTTCCCGCTTTCGTCCTTTTCGTAGTACAGCCCCTTAAACTTCCCATCATCTGACAGGATATCAACTATCTGTTCCTGTGTCAGTGACGCCACATCAACCGCAACGGAATATGTCTGATAGTCCGCAAGTTTTGTTTTCGACTGGTCAAAATACAATGAAACCTTGAGCATGTCATGAGCCTTGAGTGACAGGTTATTGACATTGATGCTCAACCGGTCAAGCGCCGCAGTCTGTGATACCGTGAGTGCCGACCACGTAGCGCCGTTGTTGGTGGATTTTTCCAGTTTCCACCAACCTTTTTGTGACTGTGCAACTTCGCCGTTTCCGTCACGATAGAACGAATCTACAATGAGCGGTGCCGGTGTTATCTTTTTGTCTGCTCCCATCAACAGTACATCCGCATTGCTCTGGAAGAAGTAAGTCCTTCCGGCAGTACCCGGTTCACCCTTAATCTTTGTCCAGCTATATTTCGTCGGGTCGGTGCTATCGTCTGGCGTGTAATCGGTATACTGCCCGATGTACAGCTTATTGACGCTATCATCCACAGAGAACCCTGTTCTACCATCCGCACTGTTCGCATATGCGATGTGGAAGTACGGCGTCTTTCCGTTCGCCCCCGGTGTTCCCGGCACGCCCTGCGCTCCGTCTGCCCCCTTAATCAGTGACCACGTATACTTCGTTGGGTCGGTACTGTCAACGCCAGAAAAGTCCGTGTAAATTCCGATGTACTTGTCCGGTGTCTTGCTCATCTGTGCCGCAGTCGGGTTCTGTACCGGTGCGTACTGGATATGCAGATACGTTGTCTTTCCATCTATTCCAACGCCCGGAATCCCCTGCGGTCCGGCGTACTGTTTCGCAAGTGAGAACTGTTTCGATACGACAAGGTTGTTCAGATATGCCGCCTTGATGTTCACCCATCCGCTGTCTGCGGTCAGTCCGGTAACGGTGTATGTCTTAGTTTCCTTATTCCAGTTTCCCTGTATGTTCTGGGATGTCGTAATCGTGTACGTGCAGTTATCCGTGATATCCTGTGTGCCGTACATGACGGTCGCCGTTGTGGTGCACTCCGGGAACTCTGTATAGTTGCCGTCAGAGTCTACCGGGATTCCCTGATAGTCGTTATCAAGCTGCATGGTCATGTTTCTGGCCAGAGCTGCCATGTTCTCAACATCTTCAATCTTTTCATCAAGTGGTTTACCGCCGATCGTCACATAACTTCCGTCAAGAGTAACTGATCCAGTATCCATATCTGCTTCAAATATCACATTTCCACTCTTATCTCTTACGATGAGCGTTCCTGCGTTGATATAATCAGCATTAATGCCCTCTGCGTAGAGCAGTCTGGTTATTAATTCGCCAGTCACCGCAAAGCCGTAAGGATACGTTTTTCCGCCATCAATCGACACGGCAAACGCTTCTGCTGTCAGTTTCCAGATTATGTTAGATTCTTTTATGGTCGGCTTATTGTGCATGTAGTATATAATACTGCCATCCTGCTGTGGCTCTTGCGTCATATACAGACCGCTCGAAGAACGGAGTGTTTCAGCTAATCTCTGTATAGCCTCTTCTCTTGCGGACGTTTCTTTTTGTACCATCCGGCGCGCTGCAACTATAGCTTTCGTGTTATTCCCGTAAAAGTCACTACTGCCTCTGATCGGATCATCGGCCTGTGTCTTAACTGTAGTCAGGCCGCCCACGTTACCTGATACATCTGTCAGAGGAGTAAGGTATTTGTTCCCTAACCGGTCGTAAGTATACATCATGTCGCCAAACTCGACGAGCGGGTCGTATACCAGATCGCCCTCAAGATTCCGGAATCGTGCCCCTACAATCTGTTCGCCGATAATATTCGCCACCGTCTGAAGCTGATCGGTGTCAATCAACTCGTTCTCAAGTTCAAGGACGTACCCTTCCTCTCCGTACATGCCGGAATAATCAGTCTCAGTATCGTCGTTTGACTGCCCGTTCGTTACCTTAATTCCGGTTATGACTATATCATCACTGGAAAGCGCAGGCGGGTTCGCATAAGCCATCAGTCTCTGAACGTCACTACCCGGGCCGGATGTGAGAGCCAGGAACCCCTCTGCGTTAATAGTCCATCCTGGCAGAGAAACAAAACCGTCGGTATCAATAGACGGGCTAGCATCACCGAAATGAATAAACCCATCTGCGTCCACGGTCGCAGCATTGTCAGATTCCATTTTCCCAAAGTCCCATTTTACAAACTGTAGATTCCCGGAATAATCAATCCGGGCATTCGCAGACTCAACCATGGCCGCATATCCAAACAGCTGGCGAAACGTCATACTGTCAGGAACGCTTCTTATTATTATAATATCGCCATGGTCCATGGTTAGATTCATGCCTATGCCGACAGTCTTACAAGCATCTCTGACAAGGTTAATGAGCGACTGCGGTAGTTTCAATCCGCTGGTATATGTCTTATTTGCCTTATACATATCATCCAACGCCGTAACATTGATGATATCCGAATACTGCTCCGGCGTAGTGACTGTATAGACTCCCTTGTCTATAGTTTCGATGATGTCTTTTGTAGCTGCCTGCGTTGCGATGATAGGATCGCCGGTACTGTCCAGAATCGGGTTATAACTTTCGTCCAGCAGCGTGCTTACAGATTCCGGTGCTGCATACGACGTCTGAAGCTTCAGATAAGCATGAACCTTAGCTCCGTAAAAGTTGTAGTTCTTCCACTGCTCCTGATCGTTATTAATGCTCAGCGTCAGCGTTTTACAGATAGTAGCGCCGACCGGAAAGCTACTGCTCTCTGCACAGTCAGAAAACCCGTTGTCGCCGTTCATGATATCTTTGTTGATGGTCTTTTTTGTTCCGTCAGGAAAGGTGATATCCACTACCATTCTGACTGGCTCACCAGCTTCAAGCTTTTCTCTAAATGCGTTACTTACGTTAATCACAGTGGATTCACCCCCGTCATGTTAAACTCTAATGTTGACATAATCTTTCTATCGTCCGACAGTTCCCCGATAGCTATGTTTTGTGTCTGGCCTACGTAGAACGGAGCATCTCTCCAAACTCCGTAATACGGCGAGAAATAATGTAGCGTAAATTTATATCCTTTTGCTACCATCTGCAAAATTTTGGTTGCTTCTTCCATTGGGAGATCACTACCCTTGTATGTGTATTGTTCCACAGTAAACATCGGCGTAAAGTAGCCTACACCGTATTGCGTCCTCTGACTGGATTCCGTGTAAGTCGTGGCAAAGGAGAGCGCAAGGTCTTTATCTGGCTGCCAAATCACTGTTCCATTGATTTTATACTTTTCCATGACGCCCTCCTTTCTATGCCATCTCAAACGGGTTTCTGCCGCTTGTATCTCGTCTCATCTGTGCTTCTTTCATCATCTCGTCAAACAGCGTCCTGCGATTGATCTGAGCTGTAAACCGGTAGTTTCCACCACTGGTCTGTCGTCCTGCTGTTTCTTCCCGGACAATCTTTCTGAGCAGAGCTTCCGGTGTCTCGATATTGTTACCCTGTTTCTGGTCGCCCAGCACTGCAAGAAACTCACTTCGAGGTGGAATGACCGCACCTTTGGCTAAATACGGAACTGTTGGAACTCGTGGAAAAGTAGCTTTAAACCCGATAGTCTTTGAACCAGTCGGAGTTGACATTTTCCATGGGCCAAACGAAAAAGCTGATTCCACGGTACTGATTGCACCGTTAATAGTTCCAATAGCGCCGTTGATAGTACTGATTACTTTGTTGAATACTGACACTACGGTGTCTCTTATTTTTGTGAATATATCAACTACGGTATCCCTCGCATTAGAAAACTTGTCGACAATAGTGTCCCTAATAGCTCCTACTTTTGTAGTTACCGTATTCCACATGTTTTTGAAAGTGGTCGTGGTTTTTTCACTCACATACTTACATACCCCACTGAATTTTTCCCTAAGGTTTGTTAATTTTTTTGTAACTCCGTCAACAAGTCCCCTTGTTTTTCCAATAACCCAGTCTTTCAGTTTTGTAGCAGCTTCTTTGATTTTGTCCCAGTTCTTGTACAGCAAAACGCCGATTGCTATAGCTGCGCTGACTGCGATTACGAAAATTCCGGCAGGACCGATAGCTGTTGCAATAGCTTTAATTCCGCCCATGATGCCACCTGTACCAGTCATTAACGAGATAAGCCCTTTTGCGGCCATAGCTATTCCAGACACGCTCTTAATAACACTCGATGCCAATCCTGCAATCTTTGCTGCTGCGAACGCCCCAATCAAGGCCGCACCGAATGCTTCAACTATCGGCTGATGATCGGCAAGAAACGTAGCTACTTTTGCGACCAAATTAACCACTGTCGGAAGTCCTACCTCAATGACCCATTTCAGCATCGGAAGAACAATATTTTTGTAAATCCATTCAAGGACATTCCCAATAGATTCCAAAATTGGAGCAAATGCGCTCGTCAAATTGCTGATGGATTCCAGCAATGGATAGAAGTCCAAATTTGCCGCCCATGTTGCCGTATCCTCTGCAATTTTCTCAACAAACTGCATAACTACTACAAGAGCATCTGCAATGTTCTGAATAATCTGTGTCCCGACATTGTTCTTGTTCCATGCGTCAGCAAAGCCGGATGCAATGTTACCGATAGTCTTAAGCACATTCTGAGCAATCTTCAGCATGGTCGTAAGCATCGTTGTGCCTGTACCATTTGTCCAGACTTCAACTAGGCTTTTGCCTACACTCTTGGCGAGCTTTGCAATTCCAGACAGGGCAATCTGTGCCGCATCAATGGTATTCTTGCCCTCTTTTTTCCAAGCATCTTGAAATGGTTTCCAGAGTTTTTTTAAGAGCTTCGCAAGCTTTTCAGCTGATTTGCTGATTTTATCCAGAGCGGTTTCACCCTCTGCTACTTTTCCGTAATCTACGTTGCTGACTGCACTCGGAAGAGATGTTCCGCCGCCGCCACTGCCACTACCGGATGTCGACGGAGTTTTACTTGCTGTTGATGATGTATCCTGTGTAGAATACCGATTAATTTCATCGAGCGGACTAAGATATCCTTTCGCCGCTTTTGCCGCATCTTTTGTTGCATCAGCTACATCTTCCGTAGAATCCGCTAACTTGCCGGCGTTGTCTGCTGCCTGTCCGTAAGCATCTGCCGTATCCTGCACGCCACTGGCATCGCCTGTAAGGCCTGCCCCACTTCCACTTGTCTGACCGGAAGATTTCTTGCCAGTGATAAGCTCCGTGAATGACTTGAAGGCATTTGCCAGAGTTGCCAGTTTGCCTAGCAGAATATTAATAACTTTCAGAACAGGCGTGAAAATATTAATCAATCCCTGTCCGACTGTTGCCTTGAGAGACTGTAACTGCAATTGCATCACTCGCACCTGGTTCGCCCAGCTGTCAGAAGTACGAATAAAGTCACCAGATGCGGCAGATAGCTGCTTCTGCACAAAAGCCAGACGGAGAGCCACTTTTTCCTGTTCTGTCATTTCAGATGTGGTTTTTCCGTAGCCATTGGCAAGTGCATACTGATCAAGTGCCGACTGGGTCATTACCACGCCGAGGTCCTTGAGTGTTTCCGTTTCACCCGTAAATACTGATTTCAGCTTGATATAAGCCAAGTCCTGACTAATGTTATAGAATGATGCCACATCACCAGTCAGCTGTGTCAGGGCTGTTGACATGTCGTAAGCCTGTGCCTCAGAGAAACCGAACGACTTAGACATTGCTCCGAATGTTCCGACATACCTTTTTGCCATTGTCTCTGACAGTCCGGCTGAGGTCATGGCGTTCTTTGCAAATTCATTGACCTTATCCGACATGGTTGTAAATGTAACATCAACCACGTTCTGAACTTCTGCGAGGTCGGAACCAAGCTCCACACACTCTTTCCCAAACTGCGCTAATTTGCCAACTGTAAAAGCCCCACCAATCAGCAGACCGATTTTTTTTACAGCACTCCCAAGGCCGTTAAATGACTGTTTTATAGCTGATACGCCATTTCGGACACCGGTTGTATCCATTCTGGTATCAATAATGACTGAGCCATCAGCAGCCATACGTCCACCTCCTAACTATTTGAGGTTCAACATCTCATTCAACTTATCTTTATAAGCTTGCTCTTCTTCGCTGAGACGTGTTTTTATGTCAATTGTGTTTTTATTTTCTTGATAGAATTTCTTTTCCCATTTATCCAGGCGTTCGCCTTTTGCCTTTTTTGACCGGATCCCGACAACTGTATTAAATAGGCATTCCCCAGATTCCATAAAGTAGCCAAAAAACGTCCACCAGTGCATATACGGTACGGCTCTGATTTCTTTACCAGCAACCTTGTTTACCGCCGGCACGATCATATCTCCGTCCTGTTCCCAGTCCATTAACCGAGGCTTTGGGTGGTTCGGATTATCGTCCAACTGTCCGCAGTCGATGAATTCCGATGCTTTCTGACAAGCTTCGTCCAGACACTCAGGCGGTATACTCTGCCAGTCCTCAAACAGAATCTGCAACATAACAACTGCTTTTGCCTGCTCATCCAGTTCTGGGTCATTCATGGCAATCAGAATGTCGATTATTACCCGGAAATCCGTTCTAATAGAAAAATCCACCCCACTGATGTTTAGTGAGGTGGGAAGCTCATAGGCGGTCATTTTGTATACTTCTCCGTATACTTATTGACTGCTGCCTGCATTTTCTTTTTTCTCTTTTCGATTTCCGGTGCGATTGCTCCTGCAATCTTATCCAGAACAATGTAAGCGAACACCTGGCCATTACCAAAAACAGTGGTTGCTGTGATCGGTTCCTTGAACAGGTCCTTTGATGCTTCATATCCGAGTAGATAGTTGATTTTGTCCTCAATCTGTCTATTCAACTCTGCCATCTCTTTACCAGATGTGACTTTCTGAATAGAATCTTTGAGCTGCTCAAAATATTCTGTCAGTTCCTCTGCACGTGCTGCTACATTGATGTCCGTCGGGTTCAGCTTAAAAGAAGAAAAAACTTCGTTTTCGTTGTTAGTGAATGTGAAAATGAGAATTCCATCGTCAATTTTGGTATTAATTACTTTTGCCATTTAGCATGTCCTCCTTGTATATGTGCTTATTCGCTGTCGGCTGTGAATGTACCGGAACTGATATCAAATTTTCCTTTTACACGTTCGCCAACATAGTTGACAGTAAACGGAATCTGATAACCGGATGTATCACCGCCATAGGAGGTCGGCACAACATAACAATCCTGCTGGTATGCTTCATACTTTCCTGCTGTAGCTTCTGTCCACAGATGAACCTCAACTGCTTTTGTTTTGAGGTTGTCATCTTTGAGACGTCCATCTACAATCTTCTGCAACGCTGTGAACAGGTCTGATGTGGTATCTGCATAGAACGGATCAGCGTCAGAAGAAACTTCGTAGCCATTGTGTTTGAACGTGGATTCTCCGAGAATGTTTTTAGATGTTTCAGTATCTGGATTGAGTTCTACATTGTACTCTTCCAGATCCTTTCCAAGGCGCTCATACTTCGGTGTCAGTCCTCCGCAGAGGGAACCTGCATCAATGTAATGAGCCATATATTTACGGTCAATCTTGCCTGTAACTGCCATAGAAATGTCCTTTCTGCCTATAACTTTTAAAAGGCTGTGTAAGTTAGCGACTATCTCCGATTGATAGCCGGTTGTTACTTGTTATATTACTTCATAAGTGTTTTCGTAGCGTACTGACAATGGCAATAACCAATCCTGTACGCCATTCTCCTGCGGCTCTAAACCATAGGAGTTATCACGGGTGATACGTTTTATCACTCGCCCCTGCGAAAGCTCGGGAAACGCATTTAAGCGTGTCTCAGAGCCATTTATGACAACTGGCTCTCGGCATATCCATTTACCGAGACTATCCAGAAACTTCTGAACAGATAGCTTCTGCCGTTCTTTGTCGGATGCTGTTCGGTATACTACATAAAATGGGTACTGGCATACCTGATGCATCGTTCCGCAGACATCTTCTTTTTCTGAATAGATCAGTGCCCCGTTGTCTGCCGAGAACGCAATTCCGGACTCCTTGCCAAGTTCCTCAAACTTGATTGTTTCATTTTCATATAGTCCCGGATACTGGTTCAGAAGTGCTTTCATGGCATCTGTCAGAATCTCGTATCCGGTTGCATCTTTTCCGATAGGTTTATCCGCCATGTCTGCCACCTCCTGCCTGTGCTTTTACTTTGCGAATCCATGTGTTACCATATTGTCGTTTAGCAGCATCGAACCACTTTGCCTGTGCCTGTGGGTGAGCCTGTTTGGTGTATTCAAGATTTTTCTTTGCAGCTGTCTGGCCAGAAAACTGACTAACAAGAACCTTCTTTGCTCCACGTCTTGCGTAGGGACTTCCAGTTGCTTCGTCAACCATTCCTTTTCCCTCATACAGAAAACGTCCATAAGGTGCCGCCGCTGCGCATACTTTCCCAGTTCCTTGCAAGGATGTACTTTCAACTCTTGTTCGGTTGATAAAGTCACCTGTAATCATCGGCATAAACGGTACCATACTGTCCATAACCATTCCGTCAAGGAGATACTGGGCTTCTTGATACTGTCTGGAGAATCTGTCCATATTTAGCTTGATTTTCATATCTCCATTAACCACGGAGAATCCTTTGAAATGATGAATTTTGCTCATATTACTTACCCAGAATCTCAAAGTGTGGAATCAGTGTATATGGACCGCCAACACTGGTAATCTTAAACACATTATCCTTGTTCTCGTTCATGTACTGGTAAAATCCATTCCGATAATCACCATCAGTTACCGTCCCACCAGTCCACTCGCCCTCCCAGAAGAACGATTCATCTGAGAATGTGATAGTATCCTCTAGAGCGTTGTTGATCTGCTGTTTCCACTCTTTAGGCGGTACCCATGGAAGAATCTTACCATCTTTATCAGTAATGGTTATATCGCCGTTCTGGACAGTGTATCGAACGTGTAACTGTGCGTTGTCTGTTGCATCTGGCCCGTACTTTTTGAGGATTGCTCCCTTGTCGGTAATGAGGTCGACACCGGATAAAACATGAGGATACCAGTACGCATCTCTTGTTGTGGCTGATTCGTAATAATTAAAAATCGTCACCGTTTTTTCGTACATGATACCCTCCTATCCTTCACATATTGCTTTTGAAAATCTATCAGAGAATGATTTTATTCGAACAATATTGCCTTTGCACTCTTCTGGCACTTTTCCATAAAAGACAATGCTTTTTGGGTGTAACTTCTCAATCATGGCATTGTAACCAGAAAGAAACAGTTCTTTCTTTTTCTTTCCGTTCATACAACCAACAGAAGATACTGCAACTGTTCCGCCCTCTGGCTCCCCACCGAAACACCAATCGTAAGAATCTGGCGTGCTCCATAAGATTGTTGGAATCACGCGGCAACCATATTCTTGCAGATATGCACCTATCCAGTGTTTGCGGTAATGGTTGTATATCTGGATAGCTTTCGGAAAATCGGTGTAGGTGCTGAAATCTGGTGTCAGAATGTACCGGAATTTGCTCAGCTTATCCGCATATCTGTCTGGATTTCTCCATAGTGCGTCAAACTGGTAATCATCTAAGAAGAAATGAACAGCTTTCTCTTCTGGATTATTGCATTTTCCTCTGGCATAATTAAAACCGACAAATTCGCAATTGCCCTCGAATGTCTCAGGTTCTATCTGCGGTATACCGTATTCGCCGACACCGGGAAAGATGCGACGATTCAGATTTTCATAAGCTATACTTGTCTCTCGGTTTTCCATAGATTACTTCTTTCCGCTTCCAAAGAACCATGAATCAAAGTTTTTCATTCTGCGCTTTCTGGCTCTGTCATAAGTGGTAGTAGTGCGACTTGTATCGTGAAAAGCACTTACATCGCCTTTTTCAGAAGCCTTTGAAAATTTGTGCATTTCATCTCTCATGGCTACGCTGGCATTAACTAATTTTCGATGTTCTATAGCAAGCCTTTGATTTTTAAATAACGCTTCTGCACTTCCAAGTTTTGCGATTTTCCTTTTACTCTCACTTAATCTGTCATTTATATAATTCATTGTCTTTACTGCTTCGCTCTTTGTCTTGATTGACTTAAAGTAGCTAGTGTTTTCCGAATTAATAACCTTCTCAAGTTTACTGTCTTTTTTAACAGTTCCGCTCCCTCTTAAAGCGTCACTTTTCTTTGAAGAATTAAAGTACACCTTCGCAATAAGCTTAGAAACCGGCTTCTCGTTACTTAACCCACTACTGCCACCACGTCCGCCCATAAAATCACTCTTTCTGCACTGTCTGCTTAATAACCTGATTCACGCCAGTAGCCGATAATCCGTTAAACATACCGACTGCAACCGCCGTGATATAGTCTGTTGCCGGGAAATCCGGGATAATTCCCATTCCGACCGCTCCAAGAATCCCGCCAATAACCGCCATGATTACTGGAATCCATTCATCAGAGATTCTTTTTGATGCTTTACAGCCCATTCCTACGATGTAGCAAATCATAACGATTGCTACGCATGAGCCTAATGTTGAAATATCCATTATTTTTCACCTCACATTAATTTAAGTTCATTGAATACTTTAAAAATTTTCGGTGACTGAATAGCAAACCAGTCAACCGTAGTTTCGTCATGTCCGAACTGCTCTGTATGTTGCCAGTTGCACTGCAATCCGCTTTCCGACAAGAACGCATGAATAATTTCATGTCTCAACTGCTTTTTCTGTAAGGAATCAAAATCACCAACATTATTTGCGTTGTCTGTTCTGATAACAATTTCTTTTGATGTATTGTCTGTGTAGCCGTCAACATCTGCATTTTTTAATTCTTTTGGACTAATTTTGTAAACCGTCCCGAGAACATTAATATTACATTCCTGCATATAAAATTGGTACTCCTTCATCCGTCCTTACTCCCATCAGAAGCGGCAAAGCTGTCTTAAGAAGTAAGTCATTCGTTTTCTGTACATCCCCGGCGGCGGCATACACCGCACTCCATTCCTTTGCACTTGCTCCAATCTGCTGAGGCGTGGCGTAGGAAATGGATTCACTTCCAGAGGATACAGATGTTACAACGCCTGTAGTGCTACCACCGGACCCGATTGTGGTTGATGCTCCACTAGCGGCGGCATTGGTAGCATTCTTTTCAGCAAGCTCAATCTGATACATTAATTCAGCCAATGAACAGACCGCCTTTTTGATACGCTTCTGTGAGCGTTCGTTTGTTGGCAGTCCGTCCACCAGTCTGTCAAACGTCATTGTGTCCACAAAATCACTGGCTCTTTCTGCTAGTCGTGGAAAGTCGGCTTCTGGCACGACTGAACCGAAATATGAAATTGTGTAAAATTCATAATCTACATAAGCCATGCCAGTTACCTCTCAGATTCATCATTTTGCTGTCACGCTTGCGCTTCCGGCATTCAGTGCTTTATATGTTCCATCACACTCAACCACTGTGATCTTCTGTCCGGTTGTTGCCTTAATGTCAGCTTTTCCGTCCCAAGAAGTCCAGTTTCTGAGATTCTGTCCATAAGTCACAGCCGTTTCAGATGCACCAACTTTGTATTTATATACGTTATTGGAGTTTTCCTTAGCCGGATTTACAGTGATTTTTGTATCACCAGTTGCTGTTCCTTCCGCAGATGTTACTGTCAGAGTGCCGAGCGTTGGTGTTTCGTCAATGGTAATTACTGCAATTGCATCAATGTACTCTGCAAAAAGAGTAAGTCCCATAACCGCAAACGCTTCGGATACTGCTGTGTGGTAGTTGCCCTGTGTATGGAATCCGATCAGGTTTGTTTCGCCAGATACGGTATACACAAGACCTGCTCTCGCAAAGTCAGACTCGTTCGGGTCTACATAGTAAAGTACGATGTTCTCAACAGGGGTAGCAATAACCTGTCCTCTCGGAATCTCGCTGTCGGACAGTAAGAAGATTGTATTGAATCCCATAAAGTCCTTCATGTACTGGAATCCGAACTGATTCTGAATAGTGATCTCAGCTGCTCCGAGATATTCATATACGTCCAGAATGTTGACAAATCCAACAACGCCAGTCACATTTCTGTGCATCTGTTTAAATTTGTTTTCAACACGACCCTTAGCCATTGCCAGAGCCATCTGGAATGTTGTTTCTGTGGAAGTAAGTGTACCGGTTTTCAGATAGTCATAGAATCTGCCGGTAACATCAGTCTGAAGCTGGAAAAGAAACTCGTCATCAGTCATCTGAACAGCGTTCTCATAACCGTGATCCTTGATTGCTTCAATGGATACAGCCTTTGCGTACTTTTCGATAGTCATTTCCGCATAGGTCTTTTCTTTTACAGTAAACTTGCTGTAAGGGATTTCCTCACCCTCACCAACATTTCCACTCTGTAAAGTACCCTCTGCGTACTTAGACTTGAGCACAGCACCCGGCTGTTTTTTGATAGGTCTCATGATACCCAGAATATCACGTAAGTGCTGCCAGTTTCTTTCGAATCTGGTAACAAAGTCAATCTCACGTGCTGTGACCTGGATATCTTTTGTCATAATAAGACTAGCTTTTGCTGCCATATAAAAATCCTTTCTACCCATAATTTTTTAAGGTATTGGGTTAGCGGCTATACTCTGTCGTACAGTCGGTGTAAAAAATCACTGGAATAACTGGATATTCTGAGCAATTGCAGCCTGTCTCTCAGACGGGTCTTTGATTGCTTCAATATCTTTTTTAGTCATACTTCCCGGTGTCTGCTGCTGTCCAACATGAGTGGTAAATCTTGCCTGAGTCTGCTGAGCCTGCTGCTGAGATTCATCTACAAAAGCAGATGCATCAGACTGTTTCATCTGTTCAATCAGGTCATTTAATCCAAGAATTTTACCGTCTTTCAGTTTAAGACCTGCTTCTTTAATGTCTGCCATAACAGACTTCTTTGCCGCTTCGCTGGAAAACTTAACATCGTCGAGTGCTGCTTTGAGTGCATCTGAGAAATCACGGTCGTAGATTTTCGCATTGAATTCTTTCTCTGCGTCTGCTGCCTTCTGTTTCCAAGTCTCTAACTCGGTCTTAACATTTGCCGGGTCGATACCGTCAAAACTTTTTAAGGTTTCTTCTGCTGTCTCGGCACGTTCTTTCCAGTCATCACGTTCATCCTCGACTTTCGACAGAGTTTTCGCTACTTCTTTCGCATTCTTATAATGCTCAGAGAGTGCCTTTTTCACATCTGCCTGTTTGTCCTCCGGGATTTCAATTCCAAATGATTTTAATGTGTCAATAAGTTTCTGCATAATATCCTCCTGGTCGTGTTTATTGACCTGCCGCCGCAGGTAAGTGGATTAAGCCAGTTAGACCACTGGCAGGGTAATCGGAATGGCAGGAATCGAACCTGCGACGCTAGTTTATACATTGCTCTGCCACTGAG